GCTGAGCTATTCCGCCTTGGTCTCGGATCGGACAAAGGTGCATTCATCGCGATTAATTCGCTGATGGTGTACTCGTCGTTCGTCTCAGAAACTGTGACGGAAACTCAACGGGCTAAGTTCTTTGATTCCATGGAATCAAAGGATCTTAAAGGCCTTGATGTTAAGCCCCTCTACCGATCTAAGATCGGTTCTGTTATCAGAATAAAGAAGGGTCAACCCTGGACCACGTTACCAACAAGTGGTACTTCGTGGCAGCCAGGTCCGGATGGGAAATCCTATCCAGAATCAGACCAGACCGTGACACTGATCGGGGCTCTGTCGAGCCGACCGATTCTTGTTGCCAATCGCTCATGGCAACCTCTTTTTAAGGAGGTTGTTCCAAGCTTTTTGTTTCAAGATTACTGGGTCACTAACAAGGTAGCACAGCAATATGCTACTAGCCCGGTAAACCTGTGTGTAGGTAAAGTATCCTACATACAGGAGCCCGGCTTCAAATTACGTGCGGTGGCTAACCCTAACAGGGTTCTCCAGGCGCTGCTAGAACCACTAAAAGAGGCTCTAGGATCTGTAATTCGACGCCTACCGAATGATTTCACATTCGATCAAGATGCCGGTGTGACACGGGTTCAAAGCTGGATCCAGAAAGGGATGACCTGTTGGTCTATCGATCTTTCGGATGCCACGAATTTGTTCCCAAGGAACTACACGTTTTCTGTTCTTAAGAACAGGATCCGTGTTGACGAGGAGGATGATCGCGAGCGGTACCAACAGCTTCTTGAACTGTTTGAGTACGTCTCAAAATCACCCTGGTTTGCAAAAGATGAGATGGGTGGCATCTCGGTACACCGCTTTACGCGGGGTCAACCGTTAGGCCTTGGCCCATCGTTCTTTGCATTCGGAATCTCCCACAATGCCGTCCTTATGGATTTGGTACAAGACCTAGGCTTGCCTAAGGACTCGTACGCCATTTTGGGCGATGACATTGTCATCAACAATGGTTTGCTAGCCAAGTATTATCTACTTAGCTTGGAAAAGCTCGGATGCCAGGTGTCGAAAGACAAATCCTTGACATCCTCCCGTGTTGCTGAATTTGCTGGTAAGATTATCTTGGCAGATAAAATCATACCGCAATTTAAGTGGAGGGAGATTGACGATTCCAACTTTGTCGATTTTTGTCGACAAGTTGGGCCTCAGTCTGTGTCCCTTCTTTCTAGAAGGCAAGC